CTTATTGGCAAAATGAAGTTGACTCTTTAAAAAGTGATCCAGACGCTCTAAATGAATTTTATAGACAGTTTCCTCGATCTGAATCTCACGCCTTTAGAGATGAGAGTAAACAATCTATTTTTAATTTAACTAAAATATATCAACAAATAGATTATAACGACTCTTTAATTAAAGATCATTTTATAACTCAAGGGTCTTTTAGTTGGAAAAATGGAATAAAAGATTCTGAGGTAATATGGACTCCAAATAAAAGAGGAAGATTTTTTGTAACTTACATGCCGAAAGTTGGTTTGCAAAATAATGTAATAAAAAAGAATGGCAGGTTTTTACCAGCTAATGAACATTTAGGTTCATTTGGTTGTGATTCTTACGACATTTCGGGAGTGGTAGTTGGGAAAGGGTCTAATGGTTCTTTGCACGGACTTACAAAATTTAGTATGGAAGAAATGCCAAGTAATCATTTCTTTTTAGAATATATTGCAAGACCTCAAACTGCAGAGATATTTTTTGAAGAGGTTTTAATGGCATGTTTTTTTTATGGAATGCCAATTTTGTGTGAAAATAACAAACCAAGATTACTGTATCATTTTAAAAACAGAGGATACAGGGATTTTTGTTTAAATAGACCTGATAAGAGTTATTCTAAGCTTTCAAAAACAGAAAAAGAATTAGGTGGTATACCTAATACTTCTGAAGATGTAAAGCAGTCGCATGCAGCAGCTATTGAGTCTCACATAGAAAAGTATGTGGGAATTGATGAGCAAGGTATATATAGGACAGAAGGTGATATGGGTGATATGTATTTTGAAAGAACACTGGAGGATTGGGCTAAGTTTGATATTTCAAATCGAACTAAGTTTGATGCATCTATTAGTACTGGATTAGCAATTATGGCTAACCAAAAACACTTATATACACCGTCAAAAGATAAAAGGAAAATAAGCATTAAATTTGCAACATATAACAATGCTGATTCTCGCAGTAGAATAAATAATAAATGAAAGAGGTACAAATAGAAATCAATCAAGCCGCTTTCCCTGACCAGTTTGTTACTGACGCACAGAAAGACTCCATGGAATATGGCCTCCAAGTTGGACAGGCTATACAATATGAGTGGTTTAGAAGAGACAATGGCTCGTGTCGGTTTATGGATCAATGGGGAGAGTTCAATCGTTTGAGACTTTACGCACGTGGAGAACAATCGGTGGCTAAATATAAAAATGAAATTGCAGTTGATGGCGATTTAAGTTATCTTAATTTAGATTGGACACCTGTTCCCATAATTCCAAAGTTTGTTGACATTGTAGTAAATGGTTTGAATGACCGTTTATTTAAAGTAAAAGCTTTTGCTGAAGACGCAATTTCTGCAGAGAAAAGGGATCAGTTCCAACGAGAAATTGAAGGTGAAATGATTGCAAAACCTTTGTTTCAACAAATAGAACAAGATTTTGATATCAATGTATTTCAAACTGAAGAGACTGAATTACCTTCAAATGAAGAAGAGTTGCAACTTTTTATGCAACTTAAATATAAACCAGCTATAGAGATAGCAGCAGAAGAAGCTGTAGATACTATTTTAAATCAAAATCAATATCAAGAAACAAGAAAAAGATGTGACTATGATTTAATGACTCTTGGAGTTAGTATGGCTAAGCATCAATTTCTACCTGGGCAAGGGATTCAAATAGATTATGTTGATCCAGCTAATGTTGTTTATAGTTATACTGAAGACCCTTATTTTAAAGATTGTTTTTATTGGGGAGAAGTAAAGACCGTACCAATGACAGAGTTGGTAAAAATAGATCCTAATATATCTAATGAGGATATGAATAAAATTTCCAAGTACAGTCAGTCTTGGTATAATTATTATAATACTTCTCAGTATAACGAGAACTCTATGTTTTATAGAGACACGTGTACATTACTTTACTTTAACTATAAAACAACTCATACATTTGTTTATAAGAAAAAACAAATGGCAGACGGAACTTTTAAAGTAGTCGCTAAAGACGACACATTTAATCCTCCTCAAGAAATGATGGATGAAGGAAGTTTCGAAAGAGTTGAAAAGACAATAGAAGTATGGTATGATGGTATAATGGTTATGGGAACAAACATTGTGCTAAAGTGGGAGCTTGCAGAAAATATGGTTAGACCAAAGTCTGCCTCTCAATTTGCATATCCTAATTATGTTGCTGTTGCTCCCAGAATGTATAAAGGGAATTACGAATCTTTAGTAAGACGTATGATTCCTTTTGCCGATCTTATTCAAATAACACATTTAAAAATACAACAAGTTGTAGCTCGAGTAGTTCCAGATGGTGTATTTATAGATGCTGATGGTTTAAATGAAGTTGATTTAGGTACAGGAAATGCATACAATCCTGAAGATGCGTTACGACTATACTTTCAAACAGGTAGTGTAGTTGGCAGATCGTACACACAGGATGGTGAGTATAATAATGCAAGAGTTCCAATACAGCAATTAACATCAAGCAGTGGTGCTGGTAAGCTTCAAATGCTTATTGGCAACTATAATCATTACTTAGATATGATACGTACTGTAACGGGGCTAAATGAGGCAAGAGATGCATCATCACCAAACCCTGAAGCTTTGGTAGGTATTCAAAAATTAGCGGCACTTAGTTCAAATACAGCAACTCGCCATATATTAAACGCGAGTTTATATTTAACTAAAAGATTAGCGGAGGGTGTTATTGTTAGAACTGCAGATGTTTTGCAATATTCTGAATTTAAAGATCAATTTGCTATGCAGATTGGTAAATATAATTTAAGACTATTAGAAGATTTAAAAGATTTTTATATATATGATTTTGGTATTTTCTTAGAAATGTCTCCTGATGAAGAACAAAAGCAAATGCTTGAACAAAACATTCAAATGGCTTTATCTAAACAAGATATAAATTTAGAAGATGCTATTGACATAAGAGAAATCCATAATTTAAAAATGGCTAATCAACTTTTAAAAGTTAAAAGAAAAAGAAAGGCCGAAGCTGAAAAGCAGCAATTAATGCAACAACAAGCTCAACAGGGAGAAATGCAGCAGCAACAGTTTTTGGCTCAGTCTCAAATGGAGCAGCAAAAATCTGAAATGGAATTGCAAACAAAAATGCAATTAAAGCAACATGAAGTTGCAATGGATATTGAAAAACTTAAAGGTGAGGCCACATTAAAAGCTCAACTAATGCAGGTAGAGTTTAATTATAATTTGCAATTAAGAGGAATGGAGCAATCTCAAATCGATGATAGAGAGAAGACAAAAGAAAAAGGAAAATCGGATAGGATTACAATGGCAAATACGCAACAATCAAAAATGATTGAACAAAGAAAAAGAAATCTGCCTCCAATAAACTTTGAGTCTAATGAAGATAGTTTAGATGGGTTTGATTTAGCAGAATTTAATCCAAGATAGCAACAGACTAAAGTTATATAAAAAAAAATATATAAATTTGTAAAAATTAAAATTAAATAAAATGGAATTTACAGTAAAAGAAGTTGGTGAAGGACAAGAAAAGTCTAAAGCTGAAATAGAAGAACAATTATTAAATGAGCATCAAGATAAAGTTGAAGCTCTGGAAAATATTGGGACTCAAGAAGTAGAAAGTGTTGATCTTTCTAAAGCTAAAGAACCTGAGTCAGTTGACCCAGTAAAAGAAACTTTATCATCAGGAATAAATGATGAAAACGTTCTTTCATATATTAAAGAAAGATACAACAAAGAAATAAATTCAGTTGATGAATTGTTTGACACAAGAAAAACAAACGAAGATTTACCTGAAGATGTTTTAAAGTATTTTGAGTATAAAAAAGAAACAGGTCGTGGCATTGAAGACTTTTATAAATTACAAAAGAATTACGATGACATGGACGATGATTCAGTATTAGCTGACTACTATAGTATTCAAGAAGAAGGTCTTGATGCGATAGATATAATTGATTTAATGGACGATAAGTTTGGATTCGATGTTGATGAAGACGAAGAAAAAGACATTAGAAAAATAAAGTTAGTTAAAAAAAGAGAGCTTGCTAAAGCACGTAAGTATTTTAATGAACAGAAAGATATGTATAAAATCCCTCTTGAGTCAAGTGGGGGTAAATTATCTGAAGATCAAGAAACAAAACTTACTGCTTATCAGGATTATATAAAAGAATCTGATACTATTGCTGAGGAAAACGAAAAGCGATACAGTTATTTTTTAGATCGAACTAAACAAGTGTTTAACGAAGATTTCAAAGGTTTTGAATTTAACGTGGGCGATTCAAAAATTAACTACAAACCAGGTACTAAAGAAGAATTGATGAACAAGCAATCGGATGTTAACAATTTTGTCAACCAATTTTTGGGCGACAATGGTTTAATGGAAGATGCTAAAGGATACCATAAAGCCTTATCGGTTGCTATGAATCCTGAAAAGTTTGCACAGTTTTTCTATGAACAAGGAGTAGCTGCAACTGTGGATGATGTTACTCGTAAATCCAAAAACATAAATATGGATGTACGAAAAGCACCGCAATTGTCTACAAAAGATGGTTTGAAAATACGCTCAGTTGGAGACAAAAGTAGTGGACGAGGACTTACAATTAGAAGTATTAATAAAAGTTAAAAATTAAAAATTAAAAAATTATGGCAGTAAATGCAACACCAGGTTTTGACTTACAACCTTCAGCACAACAAGTGCCGTTGGAAAGTAATTATATCACAAACTTTGATTTCTTAAATCAGTATCTACCTGATACTTATGAAAAGGAATTTGAGCGATATGGAAACCGTTCGATTAGCTCTTTCCTTAGAATGGTTGGAGCAGAAATGCCTTCTAACTCTGACCTTATCAAATGGGCTGAGCAAGGAAGACTACACGTTAAATATCAGAATTGTACATCAGCAGGTGCAGCAGCAGCTTTAACTGGTGTTTGGACAATTCCTAATAACCTTACTAACTTTAATCCTGCGTTAGCAAGTGGTGCTCAAGCAGCATTAAGAGTTGGTCAAACAGTAATGATCTCAGATAAAACTCCAGGATCAAACCTTACAAACAAAGGAGTTGTAACAGTAGCTCCTACAGCAGTTAGCCCTAACACGGTAACAATTGCTTACTATGAAGCGGGTGGACAGACTATGGCAGCAGCTGTAGCATGTGATATCTTTATTTATGGTTCAGAGTTTAACAAAGGAACTGACGGAATGGTCGGATCTAATGAAGCTGATGATTTCATCTTCGACAACAAGCCTATTATTATCAAAGACAAATACGCAGTATCTGGATCTGATATGGCTCAAATCGGATGGGTTGAAGTTTCTGGAGAAGACGGAGTAAGTGGATACCTTTGGTATTTGAAGTCTGAGCATGACACAAGATTACGTTTTGAGGACTACATGGAAACAGCTATGATTGAAGCTGTTCCTGCAGAAGCTGGTTCTGGAGCTGGAGACTTTTTCCAAGGTACAGGAGCTGGTGCATCTGCAGCAAACCTAAACGGTTCTGAAGGTGTATTCTACGTTGTAGAAGACAGAGGTAATGTATTTGGTGGTGGTAACCCAACAACTCTTACTGAATTTGACAGTATTATCCAAAGATTAGATAAGCAAGGTTCTATTGAAGAGAATGTTCTTTTCGTAAATAGAAACTTCTCATTTGATATTGACGATATGTTAGCTGCTCAAAACTCTTATGGAGCTGGAGGTTCATCATATGGTTTATTCGACAACGATGAAGAGATGGCATTAAACCTTGGTTTCACAGGATTCCGTAGAGGTTATGACTTCTACAAGTCTGACTGGAAATACCTTAACGACCCAACAATGAGAGGTGGTCTTATAGGTGGAGCAATCAACGGAATGTTAGTTCCTGCTGGTTCAACTACAGTATACGATCAAATCTTAGGAAAGAATGCTAAGCGTCCTTTCTTACATGTTCGTTACAGAGCTTCTGAAACTGAAGATAGACGTTACAAAACTTGGATCACTGGTTCTGCTGGTGGAGCAAGAACATCTTCTTTAGATGCTATGGAAGTAAACTTCTTGACTGAAAGAGCTGTTTGTGTCTTAGGAGCAAACAACTTCTTCTTATTTCAAGATGCATAAGTATTAACTATATTAAGGGGGGTGGCCATGCATGAAAAAGCCCTGTCGCCTCCCTTTTTTATTATAAATCAAATTATATCAAATGAAAAAAACACAAAAATTTTTAGATAAAGCTTATAGGCTTATCGGAGATAAAGCCCCACTAAGTTACATGTTGGCATCACGCCATTCAAAAAGATCCCCTTTATTATATTTCGATGAAGACAAAGGATTAAACAGACCTTTGCGTTATGCACGTAATCAAAAAACACCATTTGAAGATGATCAAGATGGCAATGCTGTTTTAGAGCCTATAGTCTTTGAAGACGGTATGCTTTTTGTTCCAAAACAAAATCAGGTGTTACAAGAGTTTTTACATTATCATCCATCAAACGGAAGAGTGTATGAAGTAATTGACAAAGCAAGAGACGCTTCAGAAGAACTTGAAATTGTTGAACAAGCATTGGACGCACAAATAGTAGCCAAAGGATTAAAAGGCGATAAGCTTTTAGCTGTAGCGAGAGTGCTTATGGGTGCAGGTGTAGACAAAATGAGTACGATTGAAATTAGAAGAGATGTATTAGTTTACTCTCAACATAATCCGTTGGACTTTTTAGAAACAATTAATGATCCTATGTTAGATTTAACAAACGATGTGGTTCAATTTTTTAACAATGCATTTTTAGTATTTAAAAACAACGGGAAAGATGTGTACTTTAACTTACCTAAAAATAAAAGTAAATTACTAACTGTGCCTTTTGGTGAAGATCCGTATTATATAGTGGCTTCTTTCTTCCAAAGTGATGAAGGTTTAGAAACGTACAAGCTATTAGTTAAACGTCTAAAATCCAATCAGGATTAAACTGTATATTTGCAGAGAGAACAATCTCATATAACATATTATTTTTATAAAAAATGGAAAAATTTTTACAAATCCCAGTAACTAATGAGCAAAAACAAATTGTTTCAATACTGGACGTTAAATTAGTAGAACAAGCTTCTACGACAACAGTAACCTTAGCTTATGGATCAGGTAAAGTAGTAACTCTTACACACGCAGCAGTAGCAGCGAGTAGTGAAGTAATGAGAAACGAAGTGCAAAACGCTATTGTATCAGCCCTTGCGACAGGCTGGACTTCAGTAGCAGTGGATTATATCCCAAGCAGTGCAATAAGCGGAATCTCTATAGCATAATGTATAGTTCTATGCAAAAATACGTTGAAGTCAAAGTTCAAGAAACGGTCGCGACTGGAACAACGACAGTAGACGAAACAGGTAACCTTGAGTTGCAAGATGGCTCTGCTACTTTTACAGGTGGCGTAGTAAATATTGGTGATGTAGTTCACGACACTTCTGACGACAGAATGTATACTGTTGCTGGTATTTTAAACGCAAACACATTGTCTTTAGTTGCTATTGGAGCAGCACAAGGAACAGGTTTAGATACAGCAAAAAATTATATTATCTACTCAGCCACATCATATTCTAAACAATTAATTGCTTCTGACGGAGTAGTAATTGTTGAAAATGCATCTGCTGACCCAATCAATAGTGAAGTAAATATTCAGTATTGTGGAGTAAATGGAATTAGAGTTAAGATTACCCACGCAGCTGTTGCTGCAGGTTCTGAGGCAATGAGAGATGGTTTTCAAGACGCAGTCACTGCATCTTTGATTCAACCATGGCCTTCAGTAAGATACTCTTGGGCTTTGCCTTCGAGTTTAATACTTGATATTGCTAAAGCATAATACTTTAAAACAACTAAAACTACAAGAGGCTACAAAAAAAGTAGCCTCTTTTTTTTTATTATCTTTGTAAAAAAGAAATTCCATGATTAATTCTGTAAGAAACACGGTACTTGCCGTCCTTAATAAAAACAACTACGGTTACCTTTCTCCACAAGATTTTAATTTGTATTCCATACAAGCTCAAATGGATATGTTTGAGGACTATTTTTACAGTTATAACAATTGGATTGTTAGACAAGTTCAAGGGACTTCAGGAACAGGTTATGCCGATATTGTAAAAGGATTGGAAGAGGTTATAGATGCGTTTAGTATTACTGCTCCTTTACTTAATGAAAGCACTGTTAGTTTAAGTGTAAGTAATTATACGTTACCAACTTTCGCTTTAAACGGAAGTGACTATTATTTATTAAATAAAATATTGGTTTATCAAAAAATAAAGGATGAAGGGACAACAACAGCTACAGTTGCTGGACAAAATAAACTTATTGATTCGGCCGCTACTTTTGTAACAGACGGTGTTGTACCTGGGGATATTGTTGGGTATTTGTCAGGTGGACTACCTTTTAATGCAGTGGTTGAACAAGTTGATTCAGAAACACAAATTCAAATAAACGATACCAATTTAAATGTAATAGGAATAAGTTACACTATTTATGACTCGGAAATTTTAAAGGAAGCAGAAAAGGTTACCAATACAAAAATAACAATGCTTAACAACTCGCTGCTGACTAAACCAACTTTGACTTACCCAGCATATATTCAAGATGCAACAAGAGGAAAAATTTATCCAACAACAATAAACAGCCAAGGTCAAATAATTAGTCAATATATTAGATATCCATTTGAACCAAATTGGACTTATCTTGAGACCTCGGGACAAGATCCAATATATAACCCAAGTGATGCATTACATCAAGATTTTGAATTGCCTTTATCTGATGAACCTAATTTAGTAGCCAAGATATTACAATATGCTGGGGTAGAAATTAGAGAAGGAGATGTGGTTACGTTTGCACAAGGAGAAGAATCATTAGATACACAAGAAACAAGTTAAGATGGCATATATAAATCAATATCAATACTACACGAATAACAACACTAATCCTAACGATGAAAACTGGGGTTCTTACCAATATCTTTCTTTGGAAGATATTGTAAATAACTTTATGCTTATATATCAAGGGAATATGGAGTTGGTAAATAACTTAAATAGATACCAAGTTTTATTTCACGCTAAGCGTGGTATTCAGGAATTAAATTATGATGCTTTAAAAGAAATAAAAATTTTACAATTAGATATAGATTCTAACTATAGATTTGTTCTACCTTCTGATTTTGTAAGTTGGGTAAGAATTTCAGAATGGAGGAATGGAGTATTGTATCCACTAACTGAGAATATACAAACTAATTTCTCTGATGCATATTTACAGGACAATCAAGCCAACCTTTTATTTGATTCCTCGGGTAATGTATTAAGACCTCAAGATAGCCAAGTGGATTTAGCAAGGATTCAGGGTAGTGCTAAAAGTATTTATTTAAATTCAGGAAGTCAATTTGATGGTCAAGAGGGATATTGTGTCGATAATTGTTGGTATTTTGATTACCAAATTGGTGCACGTTTTGGTTTAAACACAGAAACAGCTAACGCTAATCCTACTTTTAAAATAGACAAAAAATCTGGAGTTATTAACTTTAGTTCTACAGGGGGAGCAACTTCAATAGTATTAGAATATATTTCAGATGGTATGGAAAATGGAGACGATTCTTCTGTAAGTTTGAATAAATTATTTGAAGAGTATATATATGCATATATAAGATATTCTATTTTGAACGGGAGACTTGGGGTTTCTGAATACATAGTAAATCGAGCGAGAAAAGATAAATCATCTCTTTTAAGAAACGCTAAATTAAGATTAAGTAACATACACCCTGGTCGTCTTTTAATGAATTTAAGAGGGCAGAATAAATTGATAAAGTAATATGCCAATAATAAACACAAATTTTATTGCAGGACGAATGAATAAGTCTGTGGATGAAAGACTTCTTCCACCAGGTGAATATGTAGATGCAATAAATGTTAGGCTGGGATCAACAGAAAACACTGAAATAGGAGCTGTAGAAAACTCAAAGGGGAACACATCTTTAACAAGTTTAAGTTATGGGGGTCAAGCTTTATCTTCTTCAGCTACATGTTTAGGAGCGTTTGATGATGGTCAACTTGAAACAATGTATTGGTTTGTTCACGACTCAGTAAATCCTGTAGCTCAAGATGGTGTTGTAGACATGATTGTGTCCTATAACACTTCAAATAACCAATTAAGATATCATGTCATAACATTAGATGTTTTAAAGTTTAATCCACAGTATTTAATTACGGGCGTAAGTAAAATAGAAAACTTATTGTTTTTTACTGACGGTATAAACCCACCCAGAAGAATTAATGTAAACTCTAATTACGATTTCCCAATAGGAAACATAGACGGAATAGAAGAAGAAGATGTATCTGTTGTTTTAAAACCACCAGGGTTTGAAGATCAAACAGCTACAGGAACATTACCCCTTGCATCACCTACATTTGAATTAGTAAACGCTGCTGGAGGACAAAATTATTTAGAAAATAGATTTATAAGTTTTGCATATAGGTATAGATACCTCAATAATGAATATAGTGCAACTTCTTTATTTAGTCTACCTGCTTTTCAACCTTCAAATTTTTTATTTGATACCAAAACTTATGATAATTCTGGTATGTCAAATAATTTTAATGCAGCTAAAATTCAATTTAGTACGGGTAGTGATAGAGTTACACAAGTAGATTTGTTATATAAAGACTCTAATACAAATAGCATTTATGTTATTGAAAGATTTAAAAAACAAGACTATGGTTGGGCGGACAATTCTCAACAAGAATATATTTTTACGAACAGTAAAATATATTCTGTTATTGGACCTGATGAGTTATTAAGATTATACGATAATGTCCCTTTAAAAGCACAAGCCCAAACAATAATGGGTAACAGATTAATTTATGGGAATTACACTGACAACTTTGATATAAAAAATATTAATGGTCAAACAATTCCAATAGATTTTTCTACATCTCATCTTGCTCAACAATTAGATTCTAAAAATGTAGTAGGGCCAGTATTTAGCACAGGGATAAGCTATACTATAAATCCCTCTGCTACTCCTCTAAGTGTTCAAAATTCGTTAGCTACGATAGATTTTGCAGCTATAGAAAGCCAATTAATAAGTGGAGCTCAGTTATCATTTAACATTAGGTTAGAGCATTCTTCGATAAACGGAACAACAACCACTCCGTGTTTTACAGCTAATGCTGGGTTTGAAAGTGCAGTTACTTCTTTGAGTATTTCATCGACTCTTACTCAAGACTATACAAGTGTATATGATTTTGTAAATTCTACAGATTTTGAAAATGCAATAGGTACAATAGAAGGAGTAAATTTTCAACCAATGGCTACAGCTGACAGTGGTTTTTCTCTTACTGATAAGTTTAATGCAGCTTTAGTCCCTCCTCAAATTACGTGTGTTTTTACCAAACAAATAAGTGGTGTTACTTCAAGTTCAGTACAACAAGGTTTTATAATAACTTCAAATCCTGGTGTTAAAACGTTTACTTTACAGACTTTAGCTATGAAGTATACAAATACCAATAGCGGTGTTACAAGCGATATGTATGAGTATTTTAGATTCTTAAGCTTTAGAATAGAGTTTAGTTCTGACACAAATAAAAACACTTTACATAGTAACAGGGATTTTGAAACGGGCATTGTATATATGGATGAGTATGCCAGGTCATCAACTGTTTTGGTTTCTGAGTATAATACTATTTATATACCTGCGTCAGACAGTGTAAATAAAAACTCTATACAAGCAACTATAAATAATTATGGTCCTGCTTGGGCATCAAAATATAAGTTTGTTGTAAAGCCAAGTAAAACAGGTTATGAAACTATTTATTCTAATTTCTTTTACACTAATCCTTTTAATAATGTAACTCATTTTAAATTAGAAGGCGATAATCAACAAAAAGTAAAAACAGGGGATAGACTTATTGTTAAAAGGGACACGGGTGGTGCATTAACATCTTTAGTTGAAACCACTGTTCTTGGGGTTGAAGCTCAAAGTTCTGATTTCTTAAATGGATCACTCGAACTTGGAACAAATTCTGAGCAATTACCTGGCCTTTATATGCAGCTTAAAGCTTCTAATTTTAGTCTTGAAATTGCTGATGATGCTGTAATTGATTATGGGAAAAGATCAAGAGAATCAAAAAGCGAGGATACTTGTGATAATGTTTGGGCTTTGTCTTATCCTTTATTTACATATGATTCTACTGCAGGAACAACTGCAAATTATGACATACCTGGAGGGTCAATAATAGATTTTAAATTTAGTTTTACCAGAGATGCTCGCCAGTTTTCTCCTCAAAGGGTATGGTTTGTTGAGGGTCAAGTTGTAGCGTCAGAAAATTATAATGATTTTAGGGATTTTTGGAATAATTCTAATATAGATTTAACAGCAGATACCGTTATTGGAGCTGATCCTCAATATTATTTTAGTTCAATTGTTGCTCAGCCTTCGGGGTCTGGTATTGATCCTTCCGTAGTTGGTAGTGGGGGAACATATCAAAGAGGTGATAATACTCTCTGTCAAGGTATATTTAGTATGAACTTTCAATTTATACAAGCAGTTCCTGGAGATTCAACAAGCCCCTTATGGTTTGGAGTTAGATGTGGAGGAATAGGGACGAACAGTAAAAAGAAACCAATGAAGGTTACTGCTGAAATAGTTGTGCAAAGGGCTAATTCAGTAATAGTTTTTGAAACACAACCAGCTGATGCAAATGAAGATATTTATTATGATGCTTCAAAAGCACTTTCGTTAGTAAAAGATGCAGGGACAGGGTTTATGTTACACCAGTCTGACGGAAACGTTGATGCTGGTGATCAAAACCAAACAACAAGTCAACCCGCAGTAGTAACTCTTGACTTTATGGATTCTTATACTTTTGGCAATGGAGTAGAAAGTTATAAATATTTAGACAGGATAGAGGGCCGATCTGTTGTTATGGGTCAGAGAGGATTAGCAGTATCAGAGCAAGATTTTAAAGAGACAACTCGTTTTGCAGATTTAACTTATAGCGGGGTATATAGTAGCAATTCAGGAGTTAATAACTTAAATGAATTTAATTTAGGATTAGCTAATTTTAAAACATTAGAAACTTCATTCGGACCAATACAATTATTGTTTGCAAGAGAAACAGATATTCTAACGTTACAGGAAGATAGAATAAGCTATGTGCTTGCTTCTAAAAACATGATTAGTGACTCTACTGGAGGAGGAACTATTGTATCTGTACCTCAAGTTTTAGGAACTCAAGTTGCTCGTGTAGAAGAATACGGAATAAGTTACAACCCAGAAAGCTTCGCTAATTATGGACCTTACTTTTATTTTACGGACACTAAAAGAGGAGCTGTAATAGAGCTTGTTGGAAATTCTACAAATGATAGATTAAAAGTAATATCTGATTATGGGATGAGGTCTTGGTTTAGAGATCAATTTAATCTTCAATTAAACACACAAAAAATAGGTGGCTATGATCCTTATATGGATGAGTATGTTATTGGAACAAACGTAAATGCAATACCTATACCTCAACCAACGTTAGAATGTAATAGTCAATTAAGTTTTGAAAATCAATTATCATCTAATATAATTCAATATAAATATGACTTTGGATTATTAATAGGTGATTCTAATATAGTTTATAATCTTGATAGCGGAAGTATAATTATAGAAGTTCTGTGGGGCGGAAACACATATAGTTCAGGAACTCTTACTGGTAGTGGATCTTTTACATGGAGTAAAACCTCTGCAACACCATCAACGGCTACTATAAAAATTACTGCTCAATCAACGGCTACGGGAAATGTTACACCAGGATGTGTTGAGTCAACTCCTATAACGGTTATTAAGTGTTTAATAAACTCTAATACACAAAGTGGAGAAACTATTCATACTGAATATAGCTGGGATGATACCACTTCAATAAGTCCTGTAGATAGTGACTTAGCTACTTTTGGTAGTATTGATACTATATTTAGTTTATACAATTCTCAAACAGGAATTAGATCTTTAGGAACTTTCCCTTATAATGGTGTAGACTTTACTATTAGAACTAATAAAGTAAACTTTGATACTTACGATTGGGGCTATCCATCTGATAACTTTAAGTATTTATCTTCAAATACTTTATATCAAAATAATCCTACAGATGTAGCTGCTTTATTAGCTGCGGCTACAACCATACCAAATACAGATGTAACTTCCCCAACTAATGCTATAAACCAAACAACAATAAATAGTTTAAATTTGCCTATAGGTAATCAATATTTATATGTAATATATGATTTAAGAACTATCTCTGCACAACAATTATGTTATGATGCAACATCAGCAGGTGACGCATGTTGCTTGTGTACATGGAGTTGTGTTTCGTTCTCGGCAAGTTCTGCTTTAGAAACAGCATCAGGGGTTTGTAATTTAGTTTTAGGTAGTACGTATTACCACAATAACGGGAGTGGAGTTTTACCTATTGTTGGGAGTATTGTTTATACAAATTCAACTTGTGAAGATGCTGTTGCTGGAATACCTGATGTTTTAGATACTGGTTTTTATAAAATATCAGCTACTAAATACATGGAGATTGGAGCAAATGGACTTGTATTACAAGTAAATGATTGTTAATTAATTAAATAAAATGGCACAATTAGGAATATATTATTTTAATGGAACGTCTTTTACCACAGCTACGTCTGTGTTTACTGACGCAGACTTAACTACTCTTGCCGCGGATGGATATTATTCAAATGCAGGGATTGTAAGACAGCAATTAACGGGGGTGTTATTAAACGCACGAGATTGCGATAGCTGTGCTGCACCATGTGGTGAAGGTATAGCAACCTCTATCAGTAATCAAAGCGGGGTATTTAATGCTTCAGTAGATGTTGCTAATGATATAGGTGCTGTAATTATTTATGGTTATTGGGGTGGTACAATTCCTGATGGAGTTGATATAACTTATAACGGTACTCATTATAACAGGTGGACCGCAAAAGATAATCATAACGGAGTGACTTTAATAGATGGATCAGGAACTACTGTGGATTACTCTGGCATTGGAAATCAAGGAACAAACTCGCCAACGTATTTAGGTAATGAAAACGCTAACTTACTTTTAGACAGTCCTTACAATGGGGTTGGAGTAACGTGTCCAACCGTTGGAGGTCAGGCAGAAAATTATGTGTACAATCAAGGCTCTAATAGCTATGTAGCTCAAGGTACTTTTCAAAACGTAACTGTAACCAGTTCACAAATAGGATATGCTACAGATGCATCAACTCCAAGTTCACCAGCATTTACAGCTGTAATTCCCAAAACAGGATTAACACCAACTACAATTACTGTAGATGTATATGCACCAATGTGTAGCACTGCTTTTAATTGGGATTTAGCTTGTCCAGTATCATTAACTTCTTGGATTGCATCAAATGCCCAAAGTAATGCAAACTGTGCAACTGCAACAGCTACTTATTATTTTGCACCTAATGCAACTTTTTCAGGAGGAACTTTTACTCCTGATACAAATACAATTCCTGATATAGGTAATTTTGTTTTTACAACGGCTGATGGTTCTACGTATTTAAATGACACATCAACTATACAGTATTACATTATAAATAGTTTAGCAATAGGCGTTAGAAACGGGGTAGTAATTTCAAAAGATACATGTATAACACCATAAAAATATAAAATATGCCAGCACCATCATTAACAAATCCATATACATTAACATACAGCGAAGGCGTTGAAGGTTGGCCATCTTTTTACACTTATTATCCTGAGTGTATTCAAGGTATGAATGGTTTCCTGTATACGTTTTCTGGGGGAAACTTATTTCGTCATAGCACTAATGATACAAGAAATAATTACTACGGGCAACAGTTTAATTCTACTGTCATAAGTGCATTTAATCCTGAGCCAACACTAACTATTAAGTTATTCAAAACCATTTCTTTTGAAAGTAATGCGGCATGGGATTGCACTTCTTTAATTACAGATTTAAGCCAAGGAAATGTAGACTTGTTAGAGTTTGAACAAAAAGAGGGAGAATGGTTTGGTTATGTAAGACATAATTCTGGAGTTACAAACTATGCTTTACGATATACAAATGGTTTGGGAGTAACTACAAGTGTCACTGGGGCAGCTGCTGCTACAATATGTGTGATAGGAAACCCTATTGGCAATCTTATAACTATTGGGGCTACTATGTACGTTTTAACTAATGGAGCTGCTCCTATACTTGCTGGATTAGTTACTGCAGTAGATAAAAGAAATCAAACAGTTACTTTAGATACAACAATTGCAGGAGCTGTTGCCCCTGTCAATAATGATTTTTTAATGTTTACTAACAACACTATTGCTGAAAGTTATGGGATGCGTGGATACTATATGGAATTTACTTTTGTTAACAGCGATACAACACCAGTTGAGTTATTCTCGGTAGGAAGCAATATCATGAAAAGTTATCCATAGATTTTTATTATCTTTGCTTTAAATGAAATTAAATGTTAAGCCTTTAAAAAACACTGATTATGAAAATATATTGTGTCAGTGGTGGCATGACTGGAGATGGACTCCCCCCGCTAAAGATTTTTTACCAGAGAATGGTACAGGAGGGTATATAGTTTATGATGATGATGTTCCAGTTTGTGCAGGCTTTATGTATACGACAAATTCAAAAGTAGCTTGGTGTGATTGGATTATATCCAATCTAAGCTACAAAGACAGAGTAAAAAGAAAAGAAGCACTTGAATTATTGGTAAATCAAATAACACAAGTAGCTAAACAAAAAGGTTTTAAATACTCGTATGCACTTATAAAAAACAAACCTTTAATTGACACTTATAAAAAGTTAGGTTATAAGGAAGCGTCAAGTTATACGAGTGAAATGATAAAAGTATTATAATATGGCAGTAACAACAGCAGCAGTAGTAGGAATTGCAGGAGGATTAGCAAGTGCAGGAATGTCTTTTAAAAGTGCGGCAGATCAAAAACGACAAGCTAACCAAGCAAGATCAGATCAAAAAAGACTTATGGCGGATGCCAGGCAAAAAGCTGAAAAAGATTTTTATGCAGGGCTTAACGTACCTTTAGATGCGTTTGGGGAACAGTATCGTCAAAATATTGGTGGACAACAACAAGTAATTCAATCTCTTCAAGAAGGAGATACTCGTAATTTAATAGGAGGAGTTGCTGGGGTTACTGCAGCTGCAGGTCAAGGTACGGAAAACACACGTATAGCTATGGGTCAAGAGTTGTATGACAACAGAAAAATGAAAGCCGATTCAAAACAAAACGTAAACCAACAGTTATTACAAATGGATGTTGGTGCTGCGGCAGATGAATCTATGAGAGAGCGAGATCTTTTAGAAGCAAGAGCTGCTAATATACAAGGTGGGTTTGCTGGGATTGGACAAGTAGCTGAAGGTATAGGAGGCTTAGCTCCTCTCTATGGTAAAAGCGGTGGACAAGGCAGAGCAGAGAGACTTTATTCTGGACTCGATCAAAGTCAAGTAAGTGCAGCAGCTGGAGGTGAATTATCTCGAGCTCAGCAAGTAAACAGACTAAGAGGCATGAATTATACAGGTAAACAGACCAGACAAATGCTAAGGGGCAAAGCAGGAGGAGAACAGTTTGATTACAGAATATTTGACAATCTTTACGTAGCCCCCTAATAATAGTATATGGCAGAATCAACAACAAAACCAACTGGGTCAAATGCATATTCTATATATGTAGATAAGGACACTAAATCCACTCAAGTAAACTGGGCGGAAATATCCAAGAACCTTGGTGACACAGCAAATAAAATAGCAAAAGATCGTGAGGCTGAAAAAGCGGCAATAGATGCAGCTACGCGAAAAGCAGTAGATGACCTTAATCAAATTGCAGATACTGATACTCAATCTTTAGGAACTCTTTTAATTAACGGATCAGACTATTCAAAACAAGTGTTGATGGCCAACATGGAACTAATGCGTAATGGTGGTCTTAAACCAAAAGACTTTCAACTTATTATGCAACAACAAAAAGACGGCTATAAAAACTTAAGTAGTTTTGTCGAGGGTGCTAATGATAAGTACAAAATAGCTATGGAACGTTTACAAAATGGAGAAGATGGTGCATCTATTGCGTCTGATTTAGAAATAACTTGGAATGAGGGGACATTTGGTTTTGGAGATTTAAGAAATAAAAGAGTAGTAAGCAACGCTACTACAGGAGAACTGGTTTTAGTAACAATGGAAGACGATGGTACAGGACAATTGGTTCAGCCTGATCCTAAATTAAATCCAGAAGCATATCAAAATGTAGCATACATTAATCAACGTACAAAATTTCAACTTGACAGAAGAAATACAAACAGTATTGCTGATGATATTGTAGAAAATTTAGCTACCGTTATTGACTCAAGCGTTGCATCTTTCTCTGCTATTAGTGGAGGGGGAGTAGTAACTTCAATAGAAGATTTTAGACAATTGTTTGATGATATATCTAAGCAAACAGATGCTGAAGGCAATATAACAAATGAGCTTGTAAACGATGATGGCAGTACCATGACTTACGAGCAGTTTATGAGTGATCAAGTTGATGTTATAACTGGAGGCAAGACTGATTTAAATTCCACTAATGCAATGCAAGTTTTAACTACTGCTGGATATAAATTGGTTCAGTCAGAGGCTGAGGCAAAAAAGAGAGGCATTAAAAAATACATTATATATAATAACGTAAACGGAAGACCTGAGGTACAATTAACCGAAGCCCAAATGCAAGAGGCTCGTAATATAGCTAAACGTGCTATTGAGTCTCGTATAGATCTTAAGATTAAACAAACTCAACCAGACACAGGTCAGCAAAAACAACAAATTAGCTCCAGTGGTCAAGGAGATATTGAAATAAAGGAAGACATATCAGCTTATATTAGAGATATAAATAAAATTATTACAGATCCGAACGTTGCTACTTCAGAGGCTACTATGAGAACGTTAGTAACAAACATTAACGAACAAAGAGCAAGTGCTGATAGACCAAGAGTAATTGATATTGATATTACGGATGATATAATGGTGGTAGAGTATGAAACTGGAGAGCCAACTATTATTAATAGAAGAATAAGAAATGCCACGGGTGAACAAACGAATGAAACCACATTACAAGAAGACATTGGTGCACTATATCAATTGCTTGTTCCTGGTGCACAATCTGAAACTGGATCGTTAGCTTTATCACCTTCTCAAATAGAGAAGTTTATTAAAGAGGAAAAAATTGTAATTGGACCAAGAGGTGAAAACCGAAATGTGGGATATGAACAAGACATTCAATCTCCAGAAACTTTGACTGATCAATCACCTGTGCTTCTACCTGATGGAACAAAAACAACTACTAATGATTTTTGGAATGGAGAGGATAATACTGCAGAGGATGAGTTAGGTAAAGAGTTAGATGGGGGTGCTGTAGAC